AGGTTGGCATAAGCCAGACGAACCTCTCCGGTGATGACCTTGGTCGGCTTGGCAGTGTTGTTGGTAGCCATGATGGGCTCTCTTTCTGTTTGTTCGGATTCACGGTGTGTCGGTTTGACACGGATAGTCTACCCGGTTTGGGCAGGAATTACTGGAAGTCCTTGATGGCTTCCGAAGTTGGGGAGATCGCTGGTCGCTTGTCGGCTTCAGGAGCCAAGGATGGCTTGCCCGGAGTCTTGACCAGCAGGTCTCCCAGTACGGCAGGAAGCTCAGTCTTGCCCACCAGCTTCTCCAGCACGCCCAAGCCCTTCGGCTTGAACTCAGTGACCTGCTCAGCGGTGAAGCCAGCGTCGATCAAAGTCTGGATGGCGGCGGTGGCGTCCGAGATTACTCGTCGGCCTCCGGAGCGGACAACCTTCCAACCTGGGATCTCTTTCCCTTGCGAGTACGCGGCGTCTAGCGCGTAGTCCTCGACGGCGGAGCACCAACTACGAATCTCACCGATTCGGCCTAGTACCTCGCCCAGCTCTTCGAAGCTCAGCGTGTCTGGCTGGGCCCCGAAATCGTCCTGAGTGTTCTTTTCCATGCGAGCCCGGCAAATGCCTGCTAGAGGGCACCAACGGCACGCGGTGTCCGACGGTGCGAACTCACCCTGTTCGTCGTCCAGCGCGGCCTCCGCCGCGGGGAGAGCCACTTCCTTGCGCCACTGTCGGAGTTCGTCCGCAGGCAGCTCCTCGGTGGAGGTGTTGCCCAGGCGGGGCTGGAACACGGTGGTTCGGACGATCTCGGTCTCCCCGAGAAGATCCCCAAAGGTGTCCAGTGCCCCGAGACCATACAAGCGGAGCTGAGAGTTCTCGATTGCTGAGACTGGCACCCCAGCTCCATACTTGAGGTCAATGATCTCGACGTGCGATGGAGAAACTACCACGGTGTCACTGGTTCCCCAGCAGGTCGGGACCCCGGTGTCGACCCGTTCTTCGAACATCACAGTGCTGTTCGGGAACATGGCCATCCGCTCTTCGATCAGCTCGATGTAGCGCTCAATGTGACGCTCCATGTCCTGTCGAGTCCCGGGCTCGTACTTCTCCGCCTCGAACATCAGCACCCACTCGTCCTTCTTGCGAGCGTAGGTGGCTGCATCGTCGATGTGGAAGTGGTAACGGGCTTCGATCTCTCCCAGCTCGTGGGCGATAGTGCCCTCACGAGCATAGGAGCTCTCGTCGTTAGCAGGGATGATGTTGTTCTCCCGGGCTTCCTCAATGGCGCGCACTGAGGCGGTGCAGGTGAGCCAGCGGCTGGATGCCGAAGGGCTGAGTTTTGCGTGTGCGCTTGGCATTTGCCGCTCCTCTTGACTAGTTGTTGAGTTCCATGGCGTCGAACAGGGCCTGGAGGTCCTTGTCCTTCACCTCGGAGACCTTCTTGGCTCCGACCGACTGGAGGGCCGAGCGGACTCCGGCAGGGTTGCCTCCAGATACCATCTCGCCAGCCAGCTTGACTACCTTGGCCCGGAGTTCTTCTTCCTCCGGCTCGTCCTCAGCCAACTCCTCCTGGAGGGTCTTAGGCTCTTCCTCCTCTTCATCCTTGGCTTCAGCGGTGGCCTTGGCCGCCTTCTCCGCCTCGATCTCAGCCTTGGTGCGACGAGTGCGCTTAGGCTTCTCCGGAGCGGCTTCTGGCTCAGCCTTGGCTGGTTCGGTGACCTTCACTTCACCCACCTGAGTGGTCACAGTGGTCGTTCCAGCCAGCGCATTCAGGATGTCCTGCTCCTTGGTGGTGAAGGTGCCTTCGGCGTCGGCCTGGATGGTGATGTTGATGTTCAACATGGTGATTCCTTTCGGGGTAAGTGGGTGGCCCGGCCTCTCCAGGACACCCGGTGTTTCCTAGTGGTTCAGTACGTCGGCACTGACCAGCTTAGGACGCTTGTAGAATCCGTGAGTGTGGTCCTCACGAGCCGGGGAGACAGTCGCTTCGATCACCACGTTGGTGCCGTTCAGCTTCTTCTCCCAGCCTATGTCAGTCGAGCCCAGAGCTTTGATCAACTTATGGGGTATCGTACCCCAGTAAGTTTGACCGTTCACTTGGCGAATGCCAAACTTGTGAGTGGACGCGTAGTGCCCATATTGCAGCCTCGATCCGTAGATCTTTCCTGCGATGATCTGAGTCCCGGGTACAACGGGGGCGACTTTCTCATTTTCTTTGGTCAAGGCTTCACCTAACAAAATTCAGTCTACCATACAATTCTGCAGATGCAAAATCCTATCGGACGTCATAGATAGAGCAGTTGTATCGGTCCATTGCCTGGTACACCCACTCCACGGTGCAGGTGAGGTCGACGTCGCGTCCGGTGAGCTCCACCGCGCGGGGGTCTTCGATCACCACCGGCTGGCTTGCTGAGTTCAGCTTCACGACCGGTTTACGGGTCAGGTCGCCGCCTGACTCCGAGAGCACGTTGGAGACTGACTCCACCGTGCCACTCACGCGGTAGATGTGGTGGTATTTGCCGTCAAAGGGGATGAGCGCTATGACCATTGCGATGATCATAATCCCCGCGAACATAGCCGCGATCGCCGTCCCAAACTCGACACCCCGCATGAACTTCTCAGCGATGAAGATGGAGAGCCCGAGCAGGACCAGGGACCCGATGAGGACCCAGAAGGTGACCGCTACGTGCGGACTCCAGCCTACGTTGGTAAAGTTTTCCATGATGGTTCCTTCCTAGGTGGTGGCCCTACAGGGCCACCGGGTGGGGTTGTCTAGTAGTTTGAGTCGATCCACTCACGGGTTCGGGAGCTCATACCCTTGGTGCAGCGGTGGCAGGACACGTAGTAGGAATTTTCAATCTTTCCTGATACCTCTCGGCCACACAGGGTTTTCACACCATCATTTGTCAAGTGGGAGAAGTTTCCACTCTTGGTGGAGGCTAACTGCTGAATCTTTGCCATGATGGTGGTTCCTTTCGGTAGGTCGAGCTCCCTGCCCAACAAAATACAGTCTACCCTACAACTCTGCAAATGCAAAATCCTTGCGGAACTATATCAGATCCGTAGCGGTGAGCTCCTCGTCGGGGATACGAACGAAGACCCTCTGGACGCCGTAGTTCGGGACGTCGCGGGGGAACGGCTCCAGACGCCAGCCCGAGAAGTTGGACATGATTCGGTAGTATTCCCGGATCTGGTAGTCGCGGTTGTTCTCGGTGCGTGGTGCCCCCATGACTTCCATGTAGAGCTGCAAGGTGCAGACCTCGTTGATAGGCTCGGTGCCCTCAGCTCCCATACCGGCGGCCCGGTCTTCCAGCCACTGCTGTCGGCTGAACGAAGACATAGACGACCAGTCTTCAGGCACCAGAGTCTCCAGGTAGTTGCGCACCAGGCCAAACAGTGGCTCCTCTGCGATATGGCGTTCTCGCATCTTCGCAGCCAGCTTCTCCTCCGCCGGGGTCAAGTAGAGCTTCTCCCCGTCGTGGTAGCGCTGCACGGCTTCCGCCCAGAGCTGGTCGACATACTCGTCGGTCATGGCGTCGAAGTCCACCTTGGACGCGACCTCGACGACCAGGAAGCGACGGTTGCCCTCCTCGTTGCGCAAGAACACCTCGTCGTTGGTCGTACCCCAGATCACGCAGTGGCGCGGGTACTCCTGAGCGGACCGCTCATAGGGCATGCGGAAGGTGTCGCGGGTCTTGGTGAGGAACTCCTTCAGCTGGTTGAAGTCCGCCTTGCGCAGCGAGTGGCCTTCATCCGAGGTGACGATCCAGCTACGCTGCAAGTTGACCAGTGTGTCCTTGTCGCCGATCTTGCCCAGCGAGCTGTCGAAGCCCCGGGCCATGCGCTCGATCCAGTGCGACTTGCCCAGGCCCTCCTTGCCGAACAGGATCATCATCTGATCCCACTTGATCCCGGGGCTGAAGACACGAGCTACTGCTGCCGTCAGTGCCTTGCGCGCCACCATGCGCGTGTACTCGTTGTCCTCCGCCCCGGGTAGGCAGGTGTCGAGCCGCTCAGTGCCATCCCACTCCAGCTGCTCCAGATAGTCGCGTACTGGGTGGAACCGGCGGTCCTGAGCGGCGGACTGAACGCGCTGGAACAGCTTGTCCTTGGACACCTTCAGGTGGTAACGGCGTTCCGCGTGGTCGAGCATCTTGGCGAGGTCAGCTTCGCCCAGCACATCCGCGTCGATCCGGGGTCGCCAAGGAAAGTCCTCGCGGGGCTCGATGACGCGCATCATCTCGTTGAAGTGGAAGTTGCCGAGCACCGGGTCGTGGCTGAATAGCAGATCCCAGTTGCCGATAGACTCCAGGGTCTCGCCAGTCTTGGGGTGGAGCTTGAGATCATTCCACCACGCCGCCGGTGGAGCTTCAGTGTTGGTCTCGGGGTCGAGGTTGTCCGCGACGTCGGACATCTCGTCCGCGAAGTCTCGGCCCAGTAGCTCAGTCACGACCCGGGCCTGTTGCGACGCGAACTTCTCCATCTCCAGATGGCTCGGCAGGCGGTTCACCGGGGTCTTGGGGTCCACCTGTGAGTCCAGGTGGGAGAACCGATGGATGCGAACTAGGTCGAAGGCGTTGCAGGCTTTGCCGTAGGCCGGGTCGGTCACGTGGTGTGAGTAGAAGATCCCTCGGGAGACCTCACCCATGCCCGCCACCGCCTTGGCTCCGGTGAACTTCCAGCGGCCTGAGCCGTCTTCTTCGTACGGCAGGTCAAAGGCCTCGACCAAGGTGGCGAGATCGTCATAGGCGCGGTTGAAGGCCCCCAAGGTTCCACCCAGCTCGCAGGGGTCGCGCTTCTGGTGCTTGGTAGGCAGTGGCAGCTCCGAGAGGTCGCCTTCGTAGTTCTCCATCACCGCGTCGGGGTCTAGGGCTGGGCCCTCGATGATCTCGTAGTGGAACCACTCCGCCTTGGGTGCTGAAGGCTTGAACATGTATCGCTCGTACTGGCTGGAGCCAGGGTCGAACTGGTCACGTCCTAGCATGGTCATCAAGGCCTCAGCCACCAGCGTGTACTCGTGCGGGGTAACTTCACGAGACAGGGGGATGATCAGTCGCCAGCGCAGTTTGTCCGGGGTGGAGGAGAACGTGGTGTGGACTAGCGCGGCGCACTCCGGGAGCAGGAGCTCCACCGACTGGAGGAAGTCGGCCCCCGGGGTATCGATGTCGAGGGTCACACCGCTACGGGAGATGACTGCCGTCTTGACCCGGCGGGTACCCTTCAGCCTGCCGAGCATGTAGTTGCCGCACTCCTTGCGAGTGCCTACTTCATGCTCTGCCCAGTTGAGGATATCCCCCCACGTGAGCTCAGTGGCGTCCCAGTTCTTGCTGTCTCGGTTGGCTGCAGTCACTGCAGCGAGGGTAAATTCACGATTGATCATTTAGATAGGACTTTCTAAGTGAGAGAGCAGTGCATCCTGGACGGAGGCCTTGCCTGCCAGCACTTCTCGTTTAGCATCATCTACAGTCCCAGGAGCCACCAATCGGTGGATGACTACTGGGTTCTCCTGCCCACTACGGGCCAGCCTCTTGTTGGCCTGTTGGTACTCCTCCAGGTTCCATGTGAGCGAACTCCATACTAGCGTATGTCCACCGAACTGGAGGTTCAAGCCGTGGCCTGCAGACGCTGGGTGAGCCAGCAAAATGGGCACACGACCCTCGTTCCACGCCTTCACGATTCCGGGCTCGTCGATGGTGTGAGCGTCCTTCCCCAGACCCGCTTTCAGCATCTCCAGCTCGGCCTTGTACTGGTAGAACACCAGCACCGGTGAGGTCGCGGTGTCAGCGATCTCCTGGATGCGCTTGACGCGGTCCTTGGAGATCACGGTGTACTCATGGCCCCGGAGGTCGGCATCATCCTTGTACAAGAAGCCAGCGTTGATCTGACCCAGCTTCTGGCTGAGTACCGCTGCCGAGCTGGCAGTGCGGATCTCGTCGTCGATCATCCCGACCCCCAGCACCAAGTTCTTCTTGAACTCCTTATAGGCCCGGTGTGCCTTGTCGCTGAGAGGCACCTCAATGTCGTTCACCGTGACTGGGGGCAAGGCCACGCGGCCTTCGGTGCTCATGGAGAGGCACGTGGGCTCCAACAGCCGGTTGATTCGAGCCGGGGCTCCGGGCTTCGGAGCCCACTCGGTGACCACGTGGCTGTTGGGGAGGGTACGCACAGCGGTGAAATATCGCTCTCGGAAGCCGCCCAGCGTCGTTCCTAGCGCCTCGCCGCCGTCCAGGAGGTACATCTGCGGCCAGAGGTCTAGGAGGCCGTTGGGGGACGGTGTGCCGGTCAACCCCCAGACATACTTGATGGACTTCGACCGAGTGATCTTCTTGGCGTGGCGCCACCGCTGGGAACTCCGCGACTTGAAGGACGACAGCTCGTCCAGGATGAACGTGGTGAACGTCCCGGCGTGCGCTATGGCTCCTTCCAGGTTGTCGCGTGACACCACCACGATGTCGGCTCCGGAGGTGAACGCGGCTTCGCGCTTGGCCGGGGTACCGGCGGCCACGGCGATCGACAGGTCGGGTCGGAACTTCTCCACCTCAGCTGGCCAGACCTCCTCCGCTACGCGCTTAGGGGCCACGACCAGCGCGGGGAGCATCTCAGGCTTGAGCGCCATCAGCGAGATGCAGGTCTTGCCCAGGCCCATGTCCAGGAAGAGCCCGGCGCGCTTGCGAGTGCTGATGAACTGCACCGCTAGCTTCTGATAGTCGCGAAGCTCAACCACGATAGAGCACCTGTGCGGGCAACTCGATGAAACTAGCTTCATGGGGCGCCGAGGTCGCCGCTACGCAGAGCACCCACTGGTTGCCTGCGACCTTCACGTGCTTGAAGCCATCCCACCCCTTCACGTAGCTTCCCTCGGGGAGTGCGTCGAGGTGCTCCTCCTTCGTGGCCCAGTCGACCGGAACTAGTTCGACGCGGGTGATGTGCCCGAACTGCTGTCGGAGGGCCTCTACATCCGCTACGGAGTGGACGAGCACGGTGTGGTGCTCCCCAGTGGTGTCAGTGCAATTCTTGGCCACTGCGCAGGGCCCGGTCTTCTTGTTCTTCGGGTCGTGCTCGGGGTTCTTCGGCAACTTGATGGTTACGAGCATCAGAGCATTTCCAGCCATTGTCATTTCCTGTCTTGTGGGGTATCTGAGGTCTTAGGAGATCCCACGCGCCGTGCGTGCCACATCCAGCCAGCGAGCCTGGTCTTTCTCCGGCATGTATTCGAAGTTGTACCCCCTGGAGTCTACACCTTCGAAGGTGGCCCAGAGCTTCAGGGCCTCGTCTCTCAGCTTCTGGTCTTGCGCTTGGGCTGCCTTCTCAGCGGTCGCGGCTTGAGCCAAGTAGCTAGCGGCCCGGGTGTAAATGCTGCCCCGGTCCCCGGTGCACTTCCCAGACGCTTCAAGCACCGCCATCGACATCGCGGCGGCTTCGCCCCCATCCAGCTTCACCATGCGGGAGCCGCTGATCCCGTCACCAATGGACACCAAGAAGCCATCTATGTCACGTACCCTGCTCACCCTCAGGATCATGTTGGGGTCGGCCGTGCACTTGAAATCCCAGCTCTTGTCGGTCCCGTTGATCAAATCATTTCGAGCCATTGTCTCTTCCTATCTATCCAGTCTTCTACTTCGTCTTTACCGGTGAGCACGGTGACCGTGCACCCCAGCTCTCTCAGCCGAGCTATCTGAACCTTCTGGGCCTCGGATAGCACGCCTCCAACTTTCTTCAGTTCAACGAACTCCATGCCCCCCGTAGGCCAGACCACTAGTCGGTCGGGCGTGCCCTTCGGGATAGGGAGCATCTTGCGCGTTTGGCCGCCTAAGCGTCGCACAAGCAGGTTGAACCGCTTCTCTACAGCGGATTCTAGCATGTACTCTACTCTACTACACCCCGGAAAGCTACCCCTCCGGGGCGGTGTGCCCTCTTGCGGCCTAGCCTGCGCTAAAGCTGTGCATTTGCAGAGTCCAACTGTAAAACTATAACACTATAACAGTGGTTTTCTGTTTCAAAATTGAAGTTTTTAAGTAGCGCGATTTAGAGCATGAACAGAGCATGCATGCGGTTGACCTCTATGTTTGTCAATGAGTTAGAGCATGAACAGAGGATGTTTGAGCATGTTAGAGGATGAACGCAAATTGCACTAAACTACTTATCCTACTTGGGCATTTCTCAAACATCCTCTGTTCATGCTCTGTTCATGCTCTAATTATTTGTAAAACGCCTAATCAAACGCAGGCATGCTCTGTTCATGCTCTAATTCACTTAAAAGATTCGCGGGACTTTCAGGACGCCCAAATTATATTAGTGGACTTGACCCACCGTTCCATGAGGTACGGATACCCCCAGTCATACGATATCGGTGGTTGTGCGCCTAGCGTGCGAGGCGGTCAAAGGACTACACGAGAGCAGCTGAGCCGGGTGGGGAGAGGCCATGGCTAGTATTATCCAGGTGCACTGTCGCCGTGTGGGAGGCGGGAGACCCCAGAATATTGGCGCCTCGACGCCTAGGAATGCTATCCTGGCCCACATAAAAGCTTCAGAAGGCTCCAACCCAAAGAGTGAGGTCACTGACCCTGAAACGAAATAACTGACCCTGTGACCTCACATTATATTGTCAGAGGTCAATCAGTTTGAAATTTACATCGTGTGAGGTCGCAGGATATGAAACGGTTCAGTACCTAGTATCAACTTAGTAGTAGCCACAACTAGGTGTCATGACTACTGGTAAACAAGTACACTAGTTGTGTTTACCCCTAGTTAGAAGGAGCCAGCTATGAACCAGTCCGCAGAAGAACTGCTCAGCCCACGAGAGCGAGCCATCGCACCGGCGGAAGGCAAGCGCCGGTGCAAAGCCAAGTCCAAGAACTCAGGCAAGCAGTGCCGCCGCTACGCTATTGAAGGTGGCACCGTGTGTCCTACCCACGGAGGCTCCGCTCCACACGTCAAGGCCGCCGCCGCTCGACGCCTAGAAGCCGCCCGACTGGAAGCCGACGCCTCCGCCGCCTTGGCGTGGCTGGGAGAGAAAGCGATCACCGACCCCCTGGACGAGTTAGGCCGCCTAGCCACCGAGTCTCGTGCCCTGACCACAGCTCTCGGTGCGCGCGTCAATGCTCTGCGTGGTCTTACTGAGTACGACCTGAAGGACTCACCGTCCATCAAGGCCGAGATCCAGCTCTACGAACGCGCTATGGATCGCACCCACCGCATGCTGGACTCGCTCATCAAGGCAGGCTACATGGAGCGCCAGATGAAGATCGCCGAAGACGAGGCCACCATTATCGCAGGCATTATGCGCCGGGTCTTCCAGCAAGTTGGCATGACGCAAGCGCAACAGCGCAAAGCTGGGGTACTATTGGTGGAAGAGTTCAAGGCGCTGGAAGCAGCTCCGCCAACTATCGGCGTGTTGTAGTAGGCTTGAATTCGACATACCCCTAACCGAAAGGAACCACCGTGTCTAACACGACCAAGCAATTGCTCGACTACATGGCCAAGGCCAAGGCCACGGCTCAGCCTGAGGCGTACTCCTACCAATATCTCATCCCGGGGATCCTGGGTGAAGTTGGTGAGGTCTACGGCCAGATCGCCAAGAACCACTGGCATGGCTGGAGCTCCGAGAAGTTCGAGACCGAGCTCGTGGCGGAGTACGGCGACATCTGCTGGATGACTGCCATCCTCATCGACCACCGCTTCAAGATCGAGACCTTCGACCTCGAGGTCGAAGACCAGGACCTGGAGTTCAACCCATTCGCTGGCATGCAGGTCATCAGCAACCGTGTGGCCCTGATGGTGGAGGCACTGGAGTGGGAAGCTCAGGCGGCGCAGGACCTGGAAGAGCATGGCACCGAGGAGGCCGCCAACCGTCTGGAGTCTCTGACCCAGAACACCGACGAGATGCTCCTGAAGCTGTGGGCCTACTTGGTGGACTGCGCCCCGGTCGTCACCGGCCACCCTCTCCAGAAGGCGCTCGACTACAATGCGGAGAAGCTGGCTTCCCGCGCTGCTCGTGGCGTACTGCGTGGGTCAGGTGACCATCGATGAGTGATGACGTTCTCTTCCGTTCCCTGCCCAAGTTCCACCGTGAGGAGGACGACGCCATTGACGCCCGAGTCTATTTCGTGGTGGCACTCGTGTCAGGGCGTAGTGACTTGGTCTCCCTACGGCTGGTCGATGAACGTGGTGCTGCCAAGAACATCGTCTCCGTGTCGGAAGTGTCCGTTAGTGTTGACCGTGATAAGACCAGGAGCAACTTGTTCTTGGAAGCCAACAAGATGATGGCGCAGTATCAGCAGGTGGACCATTTCAGGGGGCTGTATCTATGACCCGCGACGAGCTCATGGATAAGCTGGAGGCCCAGGGATCCGGAGGCACTGAGGTGATGATCGAAGGCTGCTGTGGCCACTGCGTCCAGGACATCGATCTGGTGGAGCTGGACGAAGGCCGAATCGAGTTGAAGGTGGACCTGCTGTGAGAACCGTAGAACCCTACAAGGTGCCATTGGTGCAGATCCTGTGCCTCAAGGGTGGATTGCAATTGTGGCTGATGCAGGTGAAGCACACTCGCAAGCACCTGAAGATGGAACGTGAACGGGGCTTCCGTATGGTGAACCTGAGTAACGGACACTTCATAGGCTGTCGACCTTGGTGTGACACCCAGCTCTACGCGTGCCCCGACGGCTTGAGAGCTTGCTGCGCTTGTCAGCACGGTGAGTCCTTTGAGACCGCCATGGAGGCCATCGATGGCTGAGCTGCGGTAGACTGTTCGGTATACCTCTACCCCACTGATATGAAGGACTAACATGCCAGAGCGCTTCGGGCCATTCAACGAGCTAGTCGAACAGCTGCTCGAGGACCACCTCACCGAGGACAATGAGCCCGAAGGCGCTCTGCTGCCCATGTTGTACGACTCCATTGCCTCCAGTTCGGGCCGGGGCTCAGCTCCAGGCGGCGGCTCCAAAGCTTCCGCTCCACTCGACCTGGGGGCACTGGACTTGTGGGACTCCATCGCAGCGGAGATCCGTGCGAACACCTCCCACCCCAACACCTACTCGGAGATCGATCTGCTGAAGCTGTGGATTGCCGAGACGGATAACTTCCTCCCGGCTCAGCTGGAATTGATGGAGTACATGCTCCGGTGGCGCGACGCCATCCGAGAGAAGTTCGACCCACCGAAGGTCATCCCGATCCGTCGGGTAGACTGTCCGGTGTGCCGGGCCACCAAGGACTCCGAAGGCGCTGTGCCTCTGGAGCTCCATGCCCGTAAAGATTCCCCCTACGCCGTCTGCACTAACTGTGGCCAGCGGTGGGAGGGCGGAGAGCTGCTCGACCTCCGAGCGCTCATCAAATAGAAAGGAACCACCCATGCGCACTACTTCAGCGCAGAACTTCAATGGCAACGACCTCGGCAAGCAGGTCGCCATCGAGATCGAGACCCCCGAAGGCAAGCGCCGGTATGCCCGGGGCCGAATGGCCGAATGGACTGGAGTCTGGTCTTCGGAGCCTAACGAGGCCGGGCGTGACCGCATGTTCCGCGCCATCTTGGAGACGGAAGACGGCAAAGGCCGGGCTCAGGTGATCTTGGCGCAGGACTCGATCTTGTGGGTGCAGGACAACCCGTCCCAGCCACTACCTAAAGACGAGTGGGTGGGCGCATAATGCCGGTGCAACGTGAAGCCCGCTACATCAGCCCTAACGATATCGGTAAGATGGTGACCTACTCGACACCGTCCATCCCGGGCAAGCTAGAGTCAGAACCAGTGCTCCTCGGTGGCACTCTTCTGGGTATCGAGACCGACGTTTCTATCGTAGCAGGCCAGGGGCTATGCAGCCCGGAGACGCTGGAGAACCCATGGCTGAAAGCGGTGGTCCTGGATCTCTCTGGTCACCGTGTGCGTCTGCTGCCCGGACAGCACGTGACAGTGTTCGGGACGTCGAGCTAATGGACCCGGTATTCCACCCAGTGCTGGTATTCTGCGCACTGGCTTGGGTGTGGATAATTTACACCGCGTGGAAGAAGTAGTACACTAACTCCTGAGCTCCGATAGCTCAACTCTCGGATGAAGGCCCTGCATGTGAAAGCGTGCAGGGTCTTTGTTTTGCCCACCTAGGTGTCAAGACTACTAGGTGTCAAGACTACTAGTTTTGTTTCCTACTAGTTGTGAAGTAACCTAGTCTTGCGCGGGTAAACTGTCCCTTCTGGCAGCCCAGCACTTCTACAGCCGTCTGGCTGCCGTTAGGGGTATCGGCAACCAGACGGTTCTCTCATACCCCAGACCTCAAGGTACATACAATGGCAGTGTCTCTTTGGGGTTCACTCGCCGATAAGTTCGATGCTGAGAGTGAATCCACTAGCTTATGGGCCTCTCCTGGCGCTATGGCTCAGGCCACCAACCCAGCGACGGTGCAGACCCCGGCGCTCCAGCTCATTGACGACGCGTTGGTCGAGGCGTTCAACACTCCCGACAGTCGTCTCATCATCACCATGGCCCCGCAGGAAGGCAAGTCTGTCCGCGTGGCCAACGACTTCCCGGTCTGGTGCCTGACCCAGAACCCGGACCTCCGCATCGTCACCGCCTCCTACGGTCAGAACCTGGCGAACCGCAACGGTCGCGCCATCCGCAACCGCATCAATACCCACCCAGAGCTCGGCTTGAAGATCGCCAAGGACAACGGCTCAGTCTCCGAGTGGACTCTGGAAGGCCGCCAAGGTGGCGTGCTCTCAGTAGGTATCGGTGCTGGTGTTACCGGTCGTGCCGCTGACATGCTCATCATCGATGACCCGGTCAAGGACCGCAAGGAAGCCGACTCTGAGACCTACCGTGACAACGTGTGGGACTGGTGGACTGACGCGGCGTCGGCTCGTCTGGCTCCTGGAGCTCCAGTGGTCATCATCTTGACCCGTTGGCACATGGACGACCTCGCTGGACGCCTCCTGGAGAAGAACAAGGACGCTGGCTGGAAGCTCATCAACATCCCAGCGCAAGCCAACCACCGGCCTGAGCTGGGGGAGACCGACGTACTAGGTCGAGAGCCCGGTGAGTTCATGGTCTCGGCTCGAGGCCGCACCCAGAAGCAGTGGGAACAACGCAAGCTGACCGCTGGAGCCAAGACCTGGGCCTCCTTGTACCAAGGCTCTCCTACTCCAGAAGACGGCGACGTCTTCCCCAAGGAAGAGCACTGGGCTCGGTACTCTCACGAACTGGCGCACCGTCGGGACGATGGTTCCATGTGGGTGGCAGGCATGGAGCGAGCCGACCAGGAAATGCTCATGTCGTGGGACTTGGCCTTCAAAGACAAGGACACCTCGGACTACGTAGTCGGTCAGGTCTGGCTCCGCGTAGGCAACCGGGCCTACCTGCTCGACCAGGTGCGCGAGCGCTACAACTTCACCAAATCGGTGTCAGCGTTCAAGCGCATGGTCAAGCGGTGGCCTCAGGCGGTTGCCAAGCTCGTGGAAGACAAGGCCAATGGCCCGGCGCTGATCAACGTACTCCAGAATGAGATCCCCGGCATCATCCCGGTGGAGCCCCTGGGGTCGAAGTATGCGCGCGCCAGTGCTATCGCCCCTCTGGTGGAAGCTGGCAACGTGGTGCTGCCCACCAACGAGCTCCTCCCCGGAGTGGACTACCTGTTCCAGGAAGCGGTCAACTTCCCGAACGTTTCCCACGATGACACCGTCGACGCCATGTCGCAGGCCATCAACCAGCTACTCAACAACCGTCTTACTGAAGACGAACTGTTCGCTGCAGAGGAGTACGATCTCCCCGACGAGCAGGGCTACTATCTATCAGCTTACTAAGGAGCTACCATGGCAGCATTCTGGAAGCGCAAGGCCACCGAGGCTGCAGCTCCCGAAGGCATGGTCACAGTGCCAGAGGGCACCGTTGACACCCTACGCTACCGAGTCGAGGTAGCTGAGTCCGCTATGGCCCGGCTGGAGTTCTCTCGAGAAGACCAGGGCTGGACTTCCCTCATCGATGAAGGCAAGCGCGAGTTCAGCCGAGACCGCTTGAACCACCATGCCGACTTGTGCCGGGTCTACACCGTAGCCAACCCCCTCATCAAGCGAGGGGCCAAGCTGCGATCAGCCTACGTCTTCGGGGGAGGCGTAGGCACCACCGCCAAGGGCGAGCAAGTCAACCAGGTCGTCCAAGACTTCTTGGACGACCCAGAAGTACGCGACGTGTTCTCCGGGGCGCAGGCTCAGGAGATCAACGAGACTTCCCTCTTCACTGACGGCAACGTCTTCTTCGCTTTGTTCACCGACCCCCTGTCCGGTCGAGTTCGTCCACGCATCATCCCGTTCGAGGAGATGGCTGGCACTCTCACCGACCCAGAGGACTCCCTGACCACGTGGTATTACCGGCGCTCTTACCAGGTGACCCACGAGAACGGCGTCACCGAGCACCGTGAGGAGCTCTACCCGGCGCTGTCCTACCGACCTCTGAACCGGCCTCGGACTATCGGGGGCCTACCGGTCAACTGGGATACCCCCATCTACCACGTCAAGGTGAATGCCTTGTCGGGGTGGAAGTTCGGTATCGGAGACGCTTTCGCGGCGCTGCCATGGGCCCGGGGGTACAAGGAGTTCCTGGAAGACTTCATGCTGATGGCCAAGGCGCTCAGCCGCATCAGCTTCCAGCGGGTCGACACTCGAGGCAAGAACACTGCCCGGGCACGGCGCAGCGAAGTCCAGGGGATCCACGACGTCGGGACCGGCTCGATTGCCAACTCCACTGACGGCACTCGCCTGGAGGCGGTCAACAAGGCGGGAGCTAACGTCGATGCGAACTCAGGCCAGCCTCTGGCTGTGCTTTGCGCCGCCGCCTTGGATCTCCCGGTCACCATCCTCCTCTCCGACCCGGGCACCACTGGTGCTCGAGCCGTAGCGGAGACCCTCGACCGGCCAATGGAGCTGGTGCTGGAGGCCCGGCAGGAAGTGTGGCGAGAAGCTCGACGCCAGATCTTGAACTACGTGATCGACCAGGCAGTGCTGGCACCACGAGGTGCTCTGCGTGGCCAAGGCCGCCCGGTTCGAGACAATGACCGACTGACGGTGGAGCTGGCGAACGAAGAAGACCGCACCTTGGACATCGTCTTCCCAGACATCTCCAAGGACACCACCGAGCAGGTAGTGAACGCGGTGGTCTCCTCAGCGCAGTACCTACCACCGCGAGTGGTGACCGGCCTGCTGCTTCGAGCTCTGGGTGAGCGCGACGTCGACGAGACCCTCGACAAGATGTTCGACGAGGACGGCAACTGGCTGGAGGATCCTAATGTGTCCTTCGGCAACGCCGCCGCCGCCCGGCTTCGGCGCGGTGAAGATCCAGCGGAGCTGGTCTAGTGTCGGTAACTCAGGACACGCTCACCGCCGCCCGGCGGATGAAGTCAGTTATCCGTCGCCTGACTGACGCCCAGATGGTGGAGCTGGTCGGAGCTTGGGTCGGAGCGTGGGACTCCATCAAGGAGGACTTCGAGTCCGCTTTGGAGGAGCTCGACGACATGGCAGGAGCGGTGCTCACTCGCTCCCAGATGGCCCGCAACCAGCGGCTAGCGGCAGCCCTGATCCAGGCAGAGGAAGTGCTCACCGAGCTCTTTGAGCTGACTGAATCTGTGGTGGCCCGCGATGTGCTGGACGTACTCCAGGAGACGGTGGCAGGGCAGCGACTGCTCATGAGCAGCCAGCTGCCCACACCAGATCCCAGCACTCCACAAGTCAGCGTGACGCTGGGAGCTCCTTCCCCGGAGGCTCTGAACGCCATCGTCAAGCGAACCACCGACACGGTGCACTCACTGACGCAGCCTCTGGCTCCCTGGGTAGCCCAGAAGATGAAGCAGGAGCTGGTTCGGGGTATCACCCTAGGCGACAACCCACGAAGCACCGCTCGTCGGATCATCAAGGGGGCGGAAGACCAGTTCAACGGAGGGCTCAGCCGAGCGCTGAACATTGCCCGGACGGAGATGCTGGATGCCCACCGGCGAGCCGCCTTGGTGAGCGACATGCTCAACCGAGAGGTGCTCACCGGCTGGCTCTGGCTGTCGTCTCTGGATGTCCGAACGTGTCCTAGCTGCATAGCCAAGCATGGACGTCAGTTCCCAGTAGACCAGTTCGGCCCGGAAGACCATCAGATGGGCCGGTGTGTTCGCGTACCTCAGATGAAGACCTGGAAGGAGCTCGGGTTCACCCAAGTGGAGGAGCCTGAAAGCCAGTTCCCCAGCTCTCGAGCGTGGTATGACAACCTCACTGAGGAGTCACAGCGGGAACTGATGGGCCCTACCCGGCAGCGCTTGCTGCAGGAGGGCAAGATCTCTTGGGACGACCTGTCTCAAGTTCGGAAGAACGACAACTGGCGAACCTCCTACGGAGTGATGCCGGTCAAAGACCTACTAGCAAAGGCAGGAGAGGACTAGCGTGGGTAAAGTACGTGAGTCCGCTGGCACTATAACCAGCACCGGTCCTGGTCGCATGCTCATCCAGTTGATCTCGCCAGGGCAGGGCTCTTCGGGGTACTACTCCCCTGAGGTGCTGGAAGCTGCAGCGAAGGACAAGGTGTTCCCCCGGGGCACCCAGATGCACATCGACCACGACTCCACCATGGAGTCGATGGACAAGCCTGAAGGCAGTCTCCGCAACCTCGCGGCGGTGCTTCAGGAAGACGCGTACGTCGACAGCAACGGCAACCTGGTGGCTGAAGCTCTGGTGAGCTCCACCTGGAAGACCTTCCTGGACGAGTTCAAGGACTTTGTGGGGGCCAGCATCAACGCGGCGGCCGACATCGTCAAGACCTCCACCGGGACGGTCATCGAACGTCTCATCCCGCACAAATTCAACCGCGTTGACTTCGTCACCGTGGGTGGACGAGACGGCAAGATCATCCAGGTCTTGGAATCCGCCCGGGCCACAGCCGAGTCCGCAGTAGTCTCGGAAGCTTTCCAGCAGGACAAGAGCGAGGCCCTGCAAGCGGCGGTCCGATCCATCAGCGGCAAGTACACCTGGATGACTGACTTCGACGACGAGTTCGTGGTCTATGAGACCGACGATGGTCTTTTCCGACAGTCCTACACCATGGACGGGCAGGAAGTCGCCCTAGGCGACGACGAGGCTCCCGTCCGACGCCGTCTGGAGTACGACCCAATCACACCTCCCAGTGAAACGGCTGGGGTTCAAGAAAACGCTAACAATTCCGAGGAGGAAACCGTGGCGAAAGTAGAAATCGACGAAACCGAACTCGCTCAGTTGCGTGAAGCGGCCAGCCGTGTCCAGGCACTGGAGACTGAGGCCGCTGAGCGAGCTGAGCGTGCGGAGCAGGAGGCCAAGGAAGCACGAAAGGCCACCGCAGTAAGCATCGTCAAGGAAGCCTTTGGCGAGGAGGATATCCCCGCTCTGTTCACTCGCATTGCCGAGTCGGCAGCTGCAGAAGAATCTTTCGACGCTGAAGCCTTCCGAGGCGAAGTGAAGGAAGCGGCAGCCATCCAGATGGCTGAAGCTGGAGCCGGGGTCCCTCGGGGCCTGGGCAACACCGACCGCGTGCAGGAATCTGCCGCACCGACCAAGGTGATCACCGACGAGGCTATCACCGACGCACTCAACGGAAAGGCCTAGTCTCATGGCTCTGAACCAGAAGTACAACCACAACTTGCACGTCGCCCTCCCGGCCCCAGCGGACATCGTCTCCGGGCAGCCGGTCAAGATCGGTGGCTACACCGGCGTCGCTCAGATCTCGGCTAAGGCCGGGGAGCGCGTCACCATCTGGCTGGACGGCTCCTACATGGTGCCAGTGACCGGTGTGGTGGCAGTAGGCGACCAGATCAACATCGACGACGCTGGCAAGCTGGTTCTGGCTTCCGCTGGTGGTACCCCTTGGGGCATCTCCAACGAAGCCAAGGCTGACGCTGCTGAAGCCGAAGTCGAAGTTGCACCATTCGGCATGGTCCCAGTTGCTCCAGCTGCACCGGCTGGCGCGTAACCCACTCTTCTGTTCCTGAAAGGACAAATCACCATGGCTCTAGACTTTGCCAAGGAAGGCTTCCGCGCAGCTACCTCCCACGAGGAGCGCGTCTTCGAAGCCGCCAAGCTGTTCGGCGAAGGCCGCAGCGCTGCCAACTTCCACGCCCAGACTCGCTTGCTCGAGGCGTTCACCACCAGTGACTTCCCAGTCCTGCTGGGTGCCGCGTTCGAGAAGCAGGCAATGCAGGCTCAGAAGGACGCAGTGCGTGAATTCGAACCCTTCGCGTTCACCACCAACCTGACCGACTTCCGCCCGAAGAAGATGGTCGACCTGTTCGGCAAGACCTACTTCGACGACGTCGCTGAAGGTGAAGAGTACAAGGGCGACCGCCTGGCTGAGACCTCGGTCGAGGTCAAGACCGGCAAGACTGGTCGCAACTTCGGACTCACCTTCGAGATGATGCTGACCCGCGACTTCTCGGATCTCGCTGACTTCCCGCGCCTCCTGGGTAACGGTGCAGTCAACACCGAGAACAAGAAGATCTTCGAGCTGCTGGTCGACGACTCGGGCCTGAAGACCGACTTCTGGGGTGACGTCGACACCAAGCCACTGACTGCAGAGAACCTGCAGGCTGCCATCGAGGCTTTGGCTGTGAAGACCAACCACCGCGACGAGCTGGTGGACATCTCCTCCCTGGTGCTGCTGGTGGCCCCGGCTCAGCAGTTCCGCGCTCAGCAGATCCTGAACGCTCAGGAGATCGAGATCACCTCGACCAACGGCAACCGAGTCCAGAAGACCCGCGTGCCTAACCCGTTCCGAGGCCTGATCACCTTGCAGGTATCCCGCGAGTTCGGCTCCCGCAACGGTGCCGCAACCGCTGGCTCCAGCTGGGCGCTCCTGCCACACCGCTCCACCGACAACCCAGCGGTCGTCAAGACCGGCCTGATCGGTCACGAGAACGTGGACATCCGCGTGAAGCGCGACCAGGGTCAGCGCGTAGGCGGCGGCGAGGTCCCAGTGAATGAGGGATCGTTCGACGACGACACCATCTGGTACCGTGGCCGCCACTTCACCGGTGCAGCCAAGGGCTTCACCATGGCGGTCTACGCTTCGGACGGCTCGGCCACCGCCTAGCCCAGAAAGGGGGAATCATGGCTGCAGTAGATCAGATTCGTCTGCTAATCGCTGACACCGCGACCCCCCAGCTCCTGACCGACGACCAGATTCAGTCGATGCTCAGTCTGTGGACTGGCTCGGAAGACCCCACGCGAGTGGACATCTTCCGAGCCGCCGCTGACTGCTTAGACACCATCGCAGTGAGCGAGGTCCTGGTGGCGAAGAAGATTCGCACCCAGGACCTCTCCACTGATGGGCCTGCTGTAGCTGCTGCACTCCAGAAGCGTGCTGCCGACTTGCGCAAGCGAGCCGACGACGAGGAGTCAGCGGACAGCGGGATCTTCGAGATCTACGACTCTCGAGGGTCTGGTCGAATCGAAGCTGAGGAGTCTCGCTATGGCTCCACTTGGTAATTCCAAGATCATCCCCGATGGGTGGGCAGAGCACCACCGGCCCACCGCTGCAGGCACGATGACCGCTCAGGCGGAAGTTCGTCGGCCTGGAGGGGTGGCCCCGTACCCACCAGACCCTGACTGGGACCCCGCCGGGGAGCTGTTGTGGTCTGGCGAAGTACGAGTGCAGGAGCTGAAACGACAGAGCACCGCTCTCCCGGGCGAACAGCCAACTTATGGCCGCGAGTACCTAATCACCTTCCCAATGCTTCCTGGTGCGCCTCTCCCGGCGTTCAAGGTAGGAGAAGGGGGCGACTTAGTCCGGGCTGTAGGGTTTGAGTTCGTACTGCAGCACCCCATGGCCGGGGCGCTGCTGTGGGAGCACGACTACGTGGCTTGGCTGAACCACACCCAGCAAGGAGGCACCAGTGGTTGACTTTGAGATCATCCCCCAAGGGTTTGACGAGTTGGCTGCTGACCTCCGGGGTGTATCAGTCTCCGCTGCGCAGAAGGCTCTCTCGGCAGTCCAGAAGACCGCCAAGCAGATCGAGTCCGGGGCCAAGCAGCGAGCTCCAGTGGACACCGGCAACCTACGGAACTCCATCACCACGTCGCTCTCAGACGGCGCGGGAGCGGGAGCTTCGGAAGCTACGGTCACCGCTGGAGCCTTCTACAGCCCCTACGTCGAGTTTGGTACAAGCCGCATGGCTCCGCAGCCCTTCTTCGGCCCGGCGGTGGATGAAGCCACACCACAATTCGAGCAGGCCATGGCTGAGCTACTGGAAGGACTCTTCTGATGGATGAAGTCCTGCTGTATGAACAGCTGCTGGCGCGGCTTCGGGCTCTCCCCTACATTGGTGGAGCGGTTCACGAAGGGTATGTGAAAGGTAGCGTCCCGCAGGACGCCAACCAGAACATATCACCCTACCTGCTGGTCTTTGGTGGATTGGCTTCGGACTTGCCCGGCGAACGTTGTCTCTCCCACGAGGCGGACCCCAACGTGCTGAACTGGCTCCCTCAGATCAACGCGGTGGGCCCTAACCCGGAGGTGACACTCAAGGTGGCAGTGCAAGTCCGCAAGGCCCTCACCGGAGCCCGGATCGGCAACCACTGGCTGAAGCCTCAGGCGGACGCCTTCCGAGTGTCTCGACCAATACTGGACACCCAAGCCAACCCTGCACGTTTCTACCTACCTCTGAACTTTGAGGTAACCACCAACTAGGAGGCATCATGACCACCGCGAAGACTGAAGCGGCCCCGGCACCCAAGCCGAAGCCGTACCGAATCCCCAATCCAGAGTTGCGCTCCGACATGGTGCGTGTGCGCGACGCCAAGACTGGGGAGATCCTGCCCAACCGAGTTCCACGTCAGTGGCTCAAGACCTTCCCTCAGCTGAAGGAAGTACCCTCTGAAAAGAAAGGAAAGTAGCCATGGCCGGTCCTAAGCTGCTCACCGACGCCAGCCGAAAGCTGGTATTCGTACCCACCATCGCTGATGTTTCGGCACCTACGGTGTCGGAGCTGACCGGCGCGGGAGTTGTAGAACTCTCGTGCATGGTCACTGCCGCCAACTTCCAGTTGGGTGCCACCGGCGACGACGCGATCAGCGACCCACCGCTGTGCGCCACCTCCAACTCCTCGGTGCCAGGTCGCACCAACTACGAAGGTGCGATGGACTTCTACCGCTGGCGCGAAACCGCCGACGACCAGCCGTGGGAGACCTTCACCGCCAAGGGCCTCCATGGCTACCTGGTGCAGCGCATTGGCCAGGTGCCTGAAGGTACCAAGGCCCACACCGTGGAGTTCGCTGCAGGTGACGAGGTTCAGGTCTACGAAGTGTTGACCAACACCCCGCAGATCATGTCGCCTGCTGACGCTGGCTACGAGAAGTTCCGTCAGGTCTTCTCCATCCAGGACCAGGTCGACGAGCGCGCCGTCGTTGTCGCCTAGGGTAGCATAGACCACGTGACCTAGAGGACGGGCTCCCCTCTAGGTCACGTACTACCCCGGAGCCCACCACCCCACCAAGACTTAGGAGTCCACCAATGTCTGACCTTACTCACCCAGTCTCCGAAGAAATCGACTTCGACGATTGGCTCCGCACTGGAGCTCGAACCACTCGCCACGTGAAC